GACCATTCTCTTCAATGATCCAAAATTTATCTTTTACTAATATTTTTGCTTTCATGGTCATACTAATCTCGCATTGAATGGTTCTACATATAGTTGTGCTTGTTCTGTAATTTTTTGTAGATCGTATTTGGCACAAAATTTCATAAATCTTATACCCACTTGTGATATCTGTTTGTTTTCTGCTTTGGCTTGAGCAATAGTTTGATCCAATTCTTGCACAATAGCTTCTGGTTGTGCATGTAAATCAACCAATAATCTATTACGCTCATAATCATCTAATACTCTATGTTCCACACCTTCTGGATCCATCCATTTGCTCAACATTAGATTATTCCAAGCATAACCTTTATTATTTCTATCTTCAAATGCCTCCAATAATCCCACCTTGCTTTTGGTGCCTTTTTTACGCACACCTGGATATGCTGAGAATATGTTATCTGATGGATCACCTCTCATGGCTTTTTCAAATATGGTCCATTCGGCGCTCTCAGTTTTTCTGTGTTCTTTAGTTTTTTTATCCATTACAGGATTGCCTTTTTTATCAAAATACCCATCCACAGTCATGGTTTCTTCTGCAATACCATTGTACTGTCGCACATTAGGTGCAACTAATTGATTTAGATCTTTGTCTGTGCTTATGATCACGTGCTGTTGATCTGGATGTTTATCAATCCAACGAGCTATAAGATCATCTGCTTCGCATCTGCTGTTCTGCAGCACTGTGACATTAGTTTTAGTTCGAATAAAATCAACAAAATCATCATAGCACTCCCAAAATAATTTATTTTCTTCCTGTTCTGAGGCTGTCATTGCATCTGCTAATTCTTTTCGATTTCTTTTGTAAGGAGCATAGTGGTCTTTTCTCCAACTGCGGCCTTCTAAACAGAATACCACATGAGAGCCATCAAAATCATTCCAGGCTTTTTTAATAGAATTTAAAGTGATATGTATAGCCATACCAATCTTTTCTGAAGCATCGCCACGTATCACGTGTCTTGCTCTAAAAAAAGTATTAGCAGTATCGACCAATATATGGGTCATACTCTAAGATACCTCTGTCTTCCCGTCGTTTCTTCGATTGATTTGTACATAACCTGCACCAGTTATGTCTACACCTTGCTCACTGCCGATGGTTTTACACAGACTTTGAAACCAACGATCTACAATCTCTTCTTCAGATGCTCCTGCGTAACCATTCTGTTTCAACATATTAACAAATTCGTCATTCCAGTCTAATTCAAAGAATCCATTTCTTGGGTTTTCTGGATTTACATTCACTTGTAACACTTTAACTATTGGCTCTTCACTCTTCTTATCAGCCTTTAAATTATTTGTATTTTTAGTTTTTTTAACTTTCATATCTATATTTTAATATACTTCTTGGAATAAATCAATTGTTTTCCACATATACTTTACCAAACTATGTTCCCCAAGCATTCTTAAACAATGGCACTTGTAATCTATCACTGTATCTATAGCCCATCTTCATGGCTAATTCTGCCACTGTTCTATTGTTTAAATGGTAAACACTCTCCACTCCGCCCACAGGCATTAGATACACTGATCCTCTAAATCCTGCTGCTCTATAATCCTTCACTGCTTCTATTGCTTCATCAGCATCTTCTTTAGAGGCTACCACAAATTTTAAATACACATGACCCACATCACCATATTCTGCTACTACATCTGGCAATATAGCATCTTCACGTTTTTCTCCGCTCACACTTAATTTTGCACTTACAGAGAATGATATAGATTCTCTAGTTCTATCATTCTTTTGACTCCATTGAGTCAAATAATCTTTAAAATCTTTGTGTAGTTTTTGTGTGCCATTGGTTTCAAAAGTGATCTCTTTTAAAGCCTGCATCTTGGCATGTTCCAATACATCTGGATAAGCACGTTGCCAACCCAGCAATGGTTCACCGCCTGTGAATATAAAATGTTCATCCACCCAACGTTTGTGAGGTAATATTTCTATTGTTCTTTCCACAATGGCATCTGATGTCAGCATGGGAGATAAGTCTTTGAATCGCGGATCCCAAGATGCATATGAATCACAGCCTGTGTTTACTAAAGGTAGCTCTTCATAGCTCTTAAAAGGAAATTGTTTGTGCTGTTCAAATACTTTGTCATTCTCATCACTACGCATGCCTTTGGGTAATCCAAAACCAGCACAAGTAAAGTTGCAACCAAATGTTCTCAAGAACACCGAAGGCACACCCATGTACCTGCCTTCTCCTTGTATGCTGTAAAATAATTCTGCTATTTTAATTTTGCTCATTTAATACCTTTACTGCTTCTAATATCTCTTCTATGGAATAAGTTCCGTTCTTCTTCTTTTCCATTTCTGGATCATTATCTAGAGTATATACTGGATATTGTTTTTCGTCAATTACCGAAGTCATATCGGTCCTGTTATTTTTTATCTTTTTTATCTAATCGGACCACGTTGCCGCTTTTAAAATGACCCACATTTTCTCTCTGTATGTCATCGTGGTTAAATTCAGCCCAATAAAGTTCAAAAGCCATACCATCTTCTATGCCTTCAAACAAATGATAGTAGCCTGGTTTAACTTTAGTAAAGTCTCCTGGACCTAATATGGTCTCGTCGATAAGATCTTGTTGATCTTTCTGCCAAACTTTAATTTTCATTTTACCGCTTACAACATAAAATCCATTCCATTTGAAATTATGTTTGTGTTTAGAACACACCCCACCTGCTTTGAAATCTATTTTGTGGAATTCTAATACGCCATTGGCATGTATTAACTCTGTTTGTCCCCAAATTTTTCCGGATTTATTGCTCATGTGTATATTATACGGGTATTTAGATTAGAAGTCAAACTGACCGTTATTTCTGCCATTCCTCCCATGGAAATACCACCCATTGTGGAGTTTCATCTTTATCTATTTCATAACCGTAATAATCCATTTTTACCGGAGATGGTTTATTATTAATTACTGCAGCATATCTTATTCTATCATGTCGACCGAAATTATCTATAATGTATTGAAAAGTAGCACCAGTGTCATTGATATCATCAATAATCAATATCTTTTTTTGAAAAGCAAACTCTTTTTCTAATACCGATAGATTAGGTTTAGCAGAGTGATCTCTTAATCTTACATCTATTACTGCATGTTCTTTCTTTAATCTGTGAGAAAGATACACACCCGGAATACATCCACCTCTGTTAACGCCTAATATTATATCAGGCAACCACATGTCATGTACTAATTTGTCTTCAATCTGTATCAGAGCATTACGCATCTGTATATTAGTAAAATATAATTTTTCTACAGTTATATTATTTTCCATCGAATATCCTATTTTGTATATTGTTAACTCTCACGAAATGAGCACACTTGGGCATGTCTTTAATTCTTCTTGCACCAACGTAGACACAACTGCTTCGCACACCGCCTAATATCTGTTCTACAGTGTCTCTCACTGGACCCCTATTGTCTAATAACACTGTTTTGCCTTCAGTGCCTCGGTATCCATCTTTGCGAGCACCATGTTGCTCAAATGCTGATTCTGAACTCATACCGTAAAATACTCTTTTGCCATCTCGTAATTCTAATTCTGATTCATCGTGAGCTGCTAACATGCCTCCCAGCATCACCATATGAGCTCCTGCTCCTAATGCTTTGGCTATGTCTCCTGATTGAGTACAACCACCATCAGCAATGATATGTCCACCCACTCCATTAGCAGCATCAGCACACTCTATGATAGCAGAAAACTGTGGCACTCCTACTCCGGTCTGTGTTCTTGTGGTGCACACTGATCCTGGACCTATGCCCACTTTAACCACGTCCGCTCCATTAATAATTAATTCTTCCACTATCTCTGGTGATGCTACATTGCCTGCTATGATAATCTTATCTGGGTATTCCGATCTTATTCTTTTTACAAAATCTACAAATTGCTCATGATAAGCATTGGCCACATCTATTGTGATGGCAGGTATGTCTGGAAATGCTGCAATCACTTGTTTTAATGTTTGATAGTCTAGTGCTTCGTTATCCCATATAGCACCTGTGCCCACACAGGCAGAAACATATTTGAATTTTAATCCTGAGCCTGCTGAAGTTTTCCAATCATTGAATGAGTAATGTTTGCGAATCACTGTGAGCATTTTATAATCCTGTAACACTCGTGCCATGGAGAATGTGCCCACACCATCCATGTTAGATGCTATTATAGGGGTATAAGACAATTGTTTTTTACTGTTTCTAAATGTAAAATCGCGAGTCATTTCAACATCTCTGCGAGAATTCAGTGTGGATCTTTTGGGTTTGAGCAGCACATCAGAGTAATCGAGATGTAGATTATAATCTATTCTCACCGGTCTCCTCCTCTCGAGATTTGCACATTCTTAAAATAGTTTGATAATGTTCCCATGCTTGACGTAGAGCAGGATATTCTTCATGTAATTCTAATTC